TGCAACAGAGTTTGCGCCACTCTTATTGTTCATATTTCTTTCACTGAGATCAGTTGCCATCTTCTTAACTTCAGAAACAGAACCGTTCAGCATCTTAATCTTATCACTAAGATCGTGATCCATTACTTCAATTTCTTTGATAACTCTTTTAATATCAGAAACCTTCATGGACTTATGAACGATTCTTCCAGGCTCAGCTGTAAGAAGATTCTTCACATCATCATATGTGTCTTCGATATCCTCTACAACATTACGAGTATCTTTAGCATACTTCTGCAGATTCTGAGCACCAGTATTAGTGAAGACCGACTGCTTGAATTTACCAGTGTTATCAAACAGCTTGTCAATTGTCAGTTTGAGTTTTCCCCATGGCATTGTGACATCTTCCATCAGCCAATCAGTATCAGGAAACAGTCCTTCCATCATTTCATCATCTTCACGATCTTCAAATCGTTTTGATTCAGTGATCTTTTCGATCATCTTCCGTACACGCTTACTGGTGATATATGCAACGATTCTGTTGATGATTCGTTTGAACCAATCACCAATCTTCTGAATTGCTGGAACCTTTTCAGTTTCGATATTAGGAATAGAAGCAGATTCTTCAATATATACTCCTTCAAGTTCGAGGAAGTATTCTTTAATCAGTTCATCTCCAACAGCTTTCAGAATTTCAATCTCAGTATCAAATTGATTAATAGAAAGCTTATTGGATGATTCAATAATTGAATTAATCATGTTTATTTAACACCCCTTAACTCTGACTATATTTATTGATGTATAACTTATTTAACTTATCATATGAAATACCAATCACAACAGATTGCTGTTCTTCATTGTAAGTTATAAGTTCTGAACCCTTAATCTCAACACATAATTCATGTCGAGATGGATTTATTTTTGAAAAGAATGCTCTTACTTCAATACCAGTTAATGATATTCTGTTACATTGATCATATATCGCATTCGTAATCTTAGTTGGGATTGAATCATCATCCGAATACTCCATCAGATATTGTTCAATATCAATACCGAGTTCAGGTATACTTGGATATTGACCAGGTTTCATCATCAGTAATGTTAATATAATATTAACACACATCTGAAAAGATGTGATGAGTTTCGGTTTATGAAACTCATCAACATCCATCAGAACATCATATCCGAGAAGTTGTACTTGTGGGGGATAACGATTCTGAATCTCAGCTAAAGTAATCCCTTTAGTATCAAGCATTTACTTACTCCTCATTATCATTCTTAGCATTCTTATTTGCCTTGATAGAATTAGCAGCAGTCAAGCAGTTGAGATACTGATTCATGGTATTAGCTACATACTTACCAAGATCATCAAGAGTTCCGATAATCTCCATAAATGCGTTGCAAGTATGTTGCATAACCACATTCAGTTCAGCAAGAGTCTTTTCGGTAGTATCAGAAAGCTGACCTTCAGAATCCTTGATTACATTCTCAAGACCACTGATCTTGTCAAGACCCTTCTCAAGAGACTTAGCCTTATCAACAAGCTTATCTGCAAACTCAGCATAGAAGTCAGAGATCTTAACAGATGCACTATTCTTAGAGTAGATAATTCCATAGTTAACCTTATCATTATCCATGTACTTATCCTGAATAGATTTAGCCTGAGTCAGATAACCGCTGATGTTACCATCATTGCCATTAGAAACATCTCGAGCAACATTCTCACAGATATCAGACCATCTGTCGATGTCATCGATCATTCCATTAATACCAACAAGATTTACAAGATGCTCAGCTGTAATCTTATTATCCTTAATAGAAAGAACAGTTGATGCATTCTCACCATCAGAAGGAGTGAGCTTCTCCTTAACTCCCTTATTTCTTTCAGCAATAACCTGACGGATCTTTTCAGGAGAATTCTCAACAGCATCAGCAAGCTTGTTAGTTAATGCACGAAGCATTGTATCATGACCGAGTTCAGAAATAAGGTTTGCACCTTCATGTGTGATAAACTCGAGTGGATCAAGCTGAGCACCTTCACCCTTAGCCATGGAGTTAAGAGTTGTTGTAGCATAACCAATACCACCAGCAAGTGCAGCCTTTGGAAGATTTCTGAAATTCTTACGAAGCTTCTTAATCTCACGATTGATCTTAACTTCAACACTGATCAAAAGACCCTTATAAGTAATAAAGGACTTAGTCTTGTGATAAACAGTCTGAACAGTGTTCTTCAGAAGCAGGAAAGGCCAAGTGAGAAGCTTGTATACAGTACCACCTTCATGAAGATCCTTCTTAGTTCTGTGAATAACATTTCTGATGATACCATGACGACCTACACCATGCTTAATGTCATTCAGTCTCTTAGCACCCTTTACAACGGGCTTTGCGATATTAGCAACACTCTTACCAGTACCACCAAAGAATCTCTCTTGAACAACTTCTTCATCATCAGATTCATCAGTTGCATATTCAGCATAGCAATCATCAGACAGATTGTAATCAGTCATGAGATATTCCTTATACAGCTCTTCAGCCATAGCAGTCATTACTTGACGTTCAGTATTAAGAGCTTCTAACTCTGCATCATCAAGAGAAGTAACCATATACTCGAGACTGATATTATCAACATTAATATCTGCATCAGCTGGATCAATACCAAGATCAGCATCATCCTCTTCGTTGATAAATTTAGAACTCTTTGGAATAGGAGTATCGCCACACTCCTGATCAAACATTGCCTTCTTCTTTTTCTTAGTATCATTCAGGTTCTCTGTATCGATCTCGAGTTCCTGATTCTTTTTCTTACCGCTATTCTTAATCATAATATCGATATCCTTCTTTTTGTTTTTCAGCTTAGTGCCGAGATCAGTTGCTTTCGTATTAAAATCCTTAGCAAGTTTACCACCAGCAGTTTTTGCACGATTAAGTGTTACATTTGCTACATCAGCAGTATTCTTTGCCAATTTATTTGCACCAGCAGCAATATAATCACCACCCTTATCAAATGTATCAACAATTTGCTTTTTAGTTGGTGCTAAAGCAAGATCGATATCTTTCTTTTTATTACGCATGTCAGTACCAATCTTTTTTGCTGCTTTACCAACTGAAGAATTGCTGATAGCCTTCTTCGTTTCGAGTTCTTTTTTCATTTTCCCTACGAGATCATCAACAATTGCATCTTCTTCAGCTTTCTTTTTTCTATTATTAGCTTCATATTCTTTGCGATCATCTTTTTCTCGTTCTTTAATTTTATCAATACTTCCACTGATTCTTTTGTTTTCAAAATCTTTTCTTACATGCTCTGCATGTTTGCGTCTTACAAAACGATCTGCCTCATCTGCATTAGCATTAGGGTGTTTTTCCATATAGCTGATCGCTTCCAATTTGTCCCATTCATTGAGCGAATCCGGGCCTATCATATCTTTAAGGTCAGCCTGTCTTTTATCATATTCATCTCTTTGGAGTTGTCTGGTTAATTTCTTTTTTTCCGCATTTATTTTTCGAATCATATCATCTGAGAGCTTTGATTCGTCAAAATCAGTATCAACATCTTTCTTTTTAGGTCTAAAATCAATATCCGCCTTCTTGTTTTTCAGCTTGGTGCTAAGATCATTTGCTTTGGCATTAAAATCCTTAGCAAGTTTACTACCAACAGTTTTTGCCTGTTTGTTAAGTTTACCACCAACTTCTTTGGCTTTGTTTAATACATCTTTAAAATTCTCAGTCTCGAAGTCAACATCAACATCTTTCTTAGACTTCTTGGACTTACAAGATTCAGTTTCGAAATCTACAGTATCATTCTTAGACTTCTTATCCTTCTTGCATTCTGTATCAGTGCATTCATCACTACCACAGCAGTTCTTCTTAGTCTTTTTCTTCTTAGACTTAGCAGACTCAGTTTCAAAGTCAACAACATCCTTCTTGCACTTCTTACCAGAACACCCTTCAGCCTTGAAGTTGATATCACCAGGGGTGTTTCCATCAGCACAATTCTTATCGCCACATTCTTCCTTAATGTCGATATTTTCAACATCGATCTTCTTGTGACGCTTCTTAGCAGACTCATCATAGTAATTCATTATAAATCTCTCCTTTACTCTGGTTGATTTGTATCAGACTTTACATATGTTGACATAAACTCATCATAATTTTTATCAACAATTTTAATGTAATTGATACTCGTTCGCTTCATTTCAACTGCCATTCTCGCATCTTTTAAATATTCGATTTCTCGAGAATGTACCATTCTTGGGTGAGTATTATCACTTTCCTTAATCTCAACTTCCAACGATAAAGATGGAATAAAGAAATCAGGAATATAAAGATGAACAGACCCATCCTTCCATTTGTACCAATAATTATTTGGTGATGGAGCAATAATATCATCAGGACTCCAGTCAAGACTCTTAAGTTTATTTAAGAAATCAACTTCATATGTCCCAATAACACGAAACTTATGTTTGTCATCCCAGACATAATCTTTAGCTTGTGGATGGTTATGAATCATCTTTCGTTGCATTTCTGCATCATTCAATAGATGTTCTTTACCATAAACCTTGACCATGCGTTCTTTCATTTGATGAACGTATGCTTCTTTACAAGCGGGATTTTCACATAACCTCTCATACTTCAGCGTCTCCCTATTGAAATGAACTGGATTCTTACGACACATCAAACACAATCTTCCAATCGGTTTATGTACCAATAATGAATATGCGAACTCCAGTGGTTCATATTCATCTGGAACTTGGTCATTATGTTTCATTGCAATATGATGACAATATTCGTGTTTATCATTAAAGATCCTATTACAAAATGGACAACGTGTATTTCGCATGGGCATTCACCTCACTTTACAATTATATTATGAAAGGTTTTAGTTTTTCGTTGCAACTTAAATGATGTTGTCAAAATAATAAGATTCAGCGTCCCCCGCTTTTGCGGGGGACTAACTTACCTCTGAAAAATTGTATGGATTTAAATTAATAAACCCATACAAATAATTCCGTTTTAAGATCTTTATTAAAGTACAAAACGAGATGTTAACTTTGGCATACATTATTTAAATATTGCCAAATAAAAATTTAATGTGAAGGAGAATTAATAATGCAGTCTAAAACATCTACTGAAAAACGTGTGTTTGCATTTAGCCGTGAGTTTCCAGATCAGATTACAATGGCATTGAAAATGTATGATCATGTTTTTAAACAGCTTACATCGATTGCTGATGGTAAGATTGAATTTTCTGATGAATATGGTGTTTGTAACAACAGATACAAATTCCGTTATATCACTCCATCGGATGTTGCAACATTCGCTTCAAATTTGATTAAGGTTCTTGAGACAAGAGCTCTTAATCCGACAATCGCAGATCTTGACAAGTTCTCAGTTATGTTTGTTAAACAGCTCATGAATGAGCATGGTTGTGTTCCGATTGAAGATTCTTCTATCTTCGGTCTTTATAAATACACAACTGCAACAATGACTTTGAATGATCTGCTTGTGTTAACTGAGAATGACTTTTATCACACAACTGTTGTATCTAAGTTCGAGATGAAAGCTCGTGCTCATGCTATTAAAGAAGATTTCAAAACAATTGCAAATACACATTTCTCGCAGAATGTGAAGAAAATTGTTGAATCTATTCCAAACATTATTGGTCAAACGAATTTCAATTGTCTTGATGGTGCTGAGAAGCTTGCAGTACAGACTTACATCGAAACATTCATTCTGTTTGCAACAATGTTTAATACAGTTATCATGTCAAATATGATTCTGTTCTGTACTCCTAAAAGCACTTACAATACAACTCTGCAGACTTCTAAGTCAGCACTTCCGAGATTTAATTCACTGATGGATTCTATTGATATCGAACAATCTCCAGATTCAGATGATGATGGAGTTGTAACTGAAGCAGTTAAGCTCTCTGATGATATCAAGGCTGTTTATCTTGTATTGATGGAAGGAACTGCTTGGATTTCTAAGCAGATTAAGAAGCATACTGAGAACAGATTTTCTCATATTGGTATTGCTTTTGAATCTGATCTTAAAAAGGTATATTCATTTGCAGTTGGAAATATCGAACGTGAGAATCCAGATGATAAGGGTAAGAAAATCAGTGGATGTGTGTTAGAGGATATGAGTAATCCTGAACACAGAAACATTAACTTTACCGCTTATGCTGGTTTAGTAACCAAGGATGCATATGAGAAAATGAAAGAATATGTATCGGATGTTCGTTCTAAGAAGACGACATATTCTGCTGGTATGATCATTTCTCAGCTGTTCAATAGTGATTCTGAAAGAAAACCTGTTTCTGAATCAAGAACTAAAGAAGTTTGCTCAACATTTGTAAATGATGTATTAAGAGCAGCTGACATTTCTATTACTGACAGAAATCGTCCATCTCCTGCTGATATGGAACATAGTCTCATGACGAAGATGAGTCAGTTCACAAGAGTCTACAGTGGTACTTATGAAGATTATGATGTAAAGGATATTGAAGAAAGAATCAAGTCCTTTGCAAGTAATTCTAAGACAAAGCTTCTTGCAAAACTCGATAAGGAAGTTGTAACTGAATGCTGCTTGCTTAAGACTGCTGGAATCAGATGCAACAACACCATTCCTTTCGATATTAATATGAGAAATATTGTATTGGAAGATATGCATCCTCGATTCAAGGATACTTTATCTGCAATCAGATTCATCACAACTGACAACAGATCTCCGATTGCACAACTGATTTATGCTAATGCTGATTTTGATGAAGTTCGTTATGGTTCTGATTCTGGAATGATCTGCAAGATGTTTATGAACAATGAACCGTGGTGCTGTCATCCTACAAATGGAATGGGTCAACATGAAGAGAAGCTTCACAGTGTTGATTTCCATACTGATGTAAATTGGCTTGATAAGATTGCATATGGCAATAACTTCTATGATGGTAATTACCGTACTGATGCAATGGGTAATAACGACTTCCACCCAATCCGTAATTCACTCGATATGCTGTATCGT